CACCTTCCGTGTCAAGCTAGCCCGCGCTTATGAACTGACCTATGACATGGTTGATCGTGGCCTCTGCCGTCATGACAGAGTCACTATCTCTGACCAAGTTGATCAGATCATGAAGTTCAACGATGAGGCCTTTGAGTCCCTCAAGAAAGTGGTTGCACGTCATGAGCCAGGCGCTCTCCGTAAAGAAGCTGGCCGCCTCCCACAAGTTGGTCTCCGAGTTGATGGTGAGACTACCGTAGTACCAGAAGACGAGTATGTTCAACTGTCTACCATGTTCGGCACCAAAAAGGGCGTGTTCTAACAAGGACGAGGATCACACATGAAAAACCAAAGCGTATCAGATTTCGTTGCTGCAACTATGGATGCAGTTCTTAATAGCCCAGAGCATAAGTCTCTCTTCGGTCAGCCATACAAGCAGGCCAAGTCCGATAAGATGTGTGCCAAGTGCGGAAGCGACCACAGCGATAAGGACAGCTGTATGGCCGATGACAACGCAGCCAAGAAAAAGAAGAAGGAAGAGTCTTCTGATTCTAGTTCCGCTTCTGACCAAAACGATGCTCGCAAGAAGAAGGAAGAATCCTCTGATAGCAGCTCGGCCTCCGATCAGAACGATGCCAAAAAGAAGAAGTCCGAAGAGTCTTCTGACAGTTCTTCTGCTGACGATAACGATGTAGACAGCACGACTGCCAATCCTTATCCAAGCAAGCAATATGACGCTGCCAGCGCTGATGATCAAGACGCCAAGAAAAAGAAGAAGTCCGAAGAGTCTTCCGATTCTAGCTCTGCTGATGACAACGCTGATGACGATATCAAGAAGATGCTTGAGTCATACCAGCGCACCGGGACTCCTTCTGTACAACAAACGCCAGTTCAGCCTCACGCTCCTGGCCGTGTAGAATCTGGAGAACCAGGCATTAAGACAAGAGTAGTAGCTTTCGATGTAGCTATCGATAGTTTGCTCACCGCTTCCGCCGCCCTTGACTCTGTTGGTCTAGGACGAGGTTCAGCCCTCACCTTGAAGATTGCTTCTTTGGTTGTCGAAGCCAAAAAGAAAGACAAGAAGTCCAAGAAGTCGGACAAGAAGTCTTCTGATAAGAAGGACTCCCAGTCAGCTAAGGACAAGAAGTCTGATAAGAAGAGCGACAAGAAAGAAGACAAGAAGTCTTCTGAAAAGAAGAAGTCCTCCAAATAAGGATTGCCACCATGTTTAAAACTGCCAGCGTAGAGAGCGAACTCCTTCGCTCTATGGAACAAAACTTGGTCAAGAGCCAGGTGGAAACCGAGCACGGTTTCAATAAGCTGGCCCAAGCTATAGATCTGCTTAGCTCTGCTGCTGCCATTTTTGATGAAGCTGGTATGCATCAAGAAGCCGATAGCGTTACAGAGATTTTGCAAGGATTGGCCAAGGATCTGAAATGAAGGAGTTTGCGCTGGATGAACTCTGTCTAGCCATGTATCGGGGATTGACCAAGCAAGCTTCCGGAGAAGCCCCTGGTTTGGCCAAAGCCGCTGAATATCTGCATGCTGCGCTAGAGATTTTGGAAAGCCAAGGTCTGCAAACCCAAGCAGATCGTTTGCTTCAAGTGATGGAAAAGATTGGACAATCTTCCCATACCAAGTTGGCTATCAAGCCCCCTTCTTTGGAACAACTGATGCAAGCTGGTGTGACTCAACGTGACTTGTTTGAGTTTGCCAAGGGCAACCCTATTGCCGTGGCCAAGCTCAACTTGGTGTTGCGCAAGTTAGGAGCACCTGACCATGAGATTTCCAAGTTCCTTGGCCCTACTAATTTGATGTCGGAGGATGATGCCCGCAAAGCTATCAGCCCCAATCATCCAGGATTTGCCTCAGGGCTCGCACAAAAAAGCTCAGAGAATGTTTTACCACTAGGTGAGGGTCAAGTAGCCACAGCCGCTCCCAAAAGGCCTAGAAACCCAGGCAGGCCCGATAAAATCAAAGACCCAGCTACCAGAGGATTGACCCCTGAAAAAGAGGTCAAGAACATTTTGGAGCACGGGCACCCACTCAACGTGACCATGGCCGATGATTGTGCCATTGATGTTCCTCCTCCGATCAAGCGAGATACGCTAACGAAAGAAGATATGGTAGCTGGATTTGGTGATTTGTTAGATGCTGCCACATTTGATATTGACGCTTCTGATGATGAATTGATGGAAATGGAAGTCAGAGACGACTCCTTGGAAGTCCTGGAAAAGGACATGCCTCTGGAAGATTTTGAGGACGAGAGAGACTGACAACCTTTATCTCGCTATTATACGGCATATCGGATATATATGCAGTGGAGTGGTGGTGTTTAGCGAGGTAATCAGATGTGCCATTTTAGCGTCATAAGTCTTGGAGATCGTTCATGATCCGCTTAGTCCAGGTCGGCAACACACTCCCAGTAAGTTTCATATGCGACCCCAGCGCAGAGTTTCAGCCAGGTATGGTTGCTGAGCTTACCATCATTGGCAATCAAGTTATGGCCACCGTTAGCAATGGCACGGCCCCTATCGGTATTATTGACGACATCAAGACCAAGGCATTCACTAACGTCTCCTGGAACGAAACCATTATCGTTCCTGCTATGGGAGTGCCAGGCCCCAACAATACACTCGTCACTCCTGTTGATATCAAGGCCGAGCTGCGCAAACCCAATGTCGTTCCCAACAGCTTTACTTCCACGGTCAACGTAGTTCTCAATCCTATCAACGGCGTTATCTGTTTCGTAGCAGGAACGGTCCTGAACTTCGATTTGGCTGGCACCGGCACACCAAACGCTATCAAAGCCATCGTCAACTACACTTACCAAGTTGCCAACATCCCTGGTGATGATAGCACGCAAGGTTCTGGCAGAATGACGGTGTGGTACGAGCGTATGTTCTTCCAGACTGACCAGTATGAGACCAATCAGCAGTATCCATTGCGTGCCAACTTGTATTGCAGCGAAGTGGGCCAGCTGACAACTAGAAGGCCAGGCCACATTCATCCGGCAGTAGGTATGGTAAGCGCACCCCCCTCGGCACTTAACTCAATGCTTGAAATCCTCTGGTTCTGACCGAACTATCTGATTAGGTCAATAATCCCGCATACCAGTGTCAATAGCATTTAGGGGACACATACCATGACTTTTAGACACGTAAAGTTTGAGGACTCGCCCACCATGCGCGCCTTGGAAAAGGTTGCACAAGAGAAGGGTCTGGTCAAGCCAGAGCCTCTCCAAAAAACAGCAGCAGCTCCCAAGGCTGATCTAACGCCAACCACCAGCCTCATGGAGAACGTGGTAAAGCTGTGCCTTGGTCTTAGACGTAAGGGCCTGGAAAAAGAAGCTGCCGAAGTGGAGACCAACTATCTCGATTACAAGCAAGCTCAAACCCTGTATGAAGTGTCCAAGGAAAAGGGCGAAGATATGATCAACGCTGCTCATCCTGAGGGCAGCCATAAGATGGAAGATGTAGAAGGTGACAAAGCTATTTTCTACACCGTTTTGGATCGACACCTCAAGTTTTTGGACAAGGTGCAAAAACATCCAACTGGCAAGCTGACTGAAGCTAGCGCTATCATTAAAGCTGTCAAGACAGTGTTGGGCCAGGACAGCGCCGTTCATAATTACATCAAGACAAACTGCTGGAGAGCCTATCATATACTGGAAGATATCGTAAAGACCGCTGACAAAGAGATGACGCTTTTTATGGCGCAACACTACCTCGACAACTATGCCAAATGGCTGACCAATCCAAACGAAACTAGCATAAAAGAAGCCCTAAGTGATGTAGAGAGTTTGCAATCTTATGTCGAACCCTCAATGCTTGGGCAGGGAGTTTCTGAACAAACCATGGAAGAACTCAGGCCGAAGTTCGCGAATGTTAGAAAGCTACTTACTGATGCAATCCATTCGCATGAAACCTTCACAGCACCAGAGGAAGCAACAAAGCAACCAGTTGCTAAGACCATGCCAGCTCAACCTACCCACGCTTTTCCTTTCTTGCTTCAACAACAAAAGCTGAAAAATCTGACTTCCAAAGTTAGCGCATGGGCAGCTATTGGTTCGATTGCGCAAAATACGGAAGCTTCTCAATGGGTCAAAGATGAGGTTGCCAAACTTCAAGAAATTAGTAAGAGGTATGGTGGTGTAGACAAAGATCAGGAAGAGAATATGGCTCCCGCACTGAAAAGAGAAATTGACGAAGAGTATAAAGACATTGCAGAGTTTCAGAGTGAGTGGGTAAATCCGAAGGCATAAGGCATGACTAAATCATCTCTAAAAGACATAGCAGCACAGATCAAGAAAGAAGCTGTCAAAATACCGCGCGCCCCCAAAGGCTATGTACCTGGTGGCAGGGGCGTGCCCCATCCTGGCGGAAGAGGAACTATAACCCCAGCTACTCCTGCAACTGGTATGTCAAGTGATGCTGTCAAGGAGATGCAGCAGGCTATTGCCAATTTTGCCAAGACGCTTGCCGCTCATCCTCTCGGATCGATGGAAGGGCAACAAGATCGTCCAGGCTCTCCTGACTATTTGGGAGGCACTAAGCCTTTCGGAAACTTCTTGGTCAATCACTACGTCAATAACGCCAAGATAGTGGGAAAGCAGTTCGTCAATGTTGATATGCCAGAGCCAGTGCGTTCTGGTTCTGCTATTCCCAACAAAGATTTTGCTGGAGTGGTCAGAACCATTAGTCATATTGGCAGTCCCGGCATGGGTGAGTCCAAGCCAGACGGCATTTGGCAAACTCGAACCAACAATGCTCTCAAGCAGATTTATGCTGTCGGTAAAAGTCTGATGCAGTTTGGCAAGGAAATGGGAATGTCAATCAGCGGATTTTATGAAGACGACCTCAACGAGTTGGCATCCAACATACCGGCCAGCTACACTCAGTTGAAAGATCCTTCCGAAAATGCCCGTGCTATCACCCCGATCATCAACAAGCTTACCAACTTGTACAAGGAGTTTGAGGACAGTGTTTTAGAGCATCCGCAGCTCAAGGCCATCATCACTCAGGACAAGCCGTTTGCTGACCATTCCAAGTTCGTCAAGGAGGAATTGACTCCAGACGAAAGGTCTTTCATCGAGGCCCATAGAGATGCTGTTATTCCAGGCGTCAATATCAACGGCAAAGCAGTCAGAATTACCGACTTGGAAAATACCTTGGCCTTCAAGAAGTTTCTCCAGGGCGCCAATGTAGATGTTAGCAAGCCATCCGAAGTGGAGAAGTATCTTTCCGTGGTCAAAAACACTATCAAAGGCACTGACCTTGGACCGGGGTTCTAACATGCCATACCTGCCATCTATCTTCAATGATCCAGAGCTGCTCAATAAACTCATTGATGTTGTTCAACCGAGCGTCAAGCAGGCCCAAGCTACGCCTCCCCCAGTCGCCCCAACTGTCGATCCGGACATGATCAAAAACGTTGCAACCAAGATGGCTGACAGGCTACTCAGGGATCTCTCTATTAGCGTTGATAAGGTGGGCTCTCCCCTGTTCATGAAACACCTACAAGATCCAGAAGAGCTTTTTGATTTCCTGGCAACCAGTCAGGTGAAGTATGCTGGACGCCCAATCGTCAATTTGCAGTATAACCAGCTGACACCAGAAGCCCAGACCCAATACATTCCTTACACGTGGAAAGAGGCCTACCCTGCCCATGTCGTTGCGACAGTAGGCGTCTACAAAGATGGTTTGGTTGCTTACCTCAAATCCCTACAAAGTCAAGCCGGCCCTGATGCGCAAGGAAAGCTTTTGTCTGCTACCATCACCAGACTTGTTGATGAAGTCAATACCGATCTCAAATCTGATATCAGTCATGAGGAAGTCAAATCGACAAAAGAACAGCCTGTACAAGCCTGGCTTCCAGACGACACGCATCTGGATAGCGTCAGTGATACGCTAACGGTAGAAACTCCACTTGTTCCAGGAAAAGCTGCTGGCACAATTCCAGTCACTCCTAAGGACGTCAAAGACAAGTATGGCTTCGATGCTTTTGCCAAAAAGGTCAAGGTCAGCAAGGGTGGCAAACTGTTCGATTACGAGCAGAACACTAGCGAAACCTTCTTTTGCGACATCCTACAAGTATTGCACGCTCGTGCTGCTTTGTATGCTAGCCGTACCGGCGCCTATGCAGACAAAACCTATCTCCAAATGGTCACTGAGCTAGGTGGTCAATACGGATGCAATTTTGCTGGTGGAACAGGGGCTGGTAGAGGGCAAACTGGTGCCGGTCAAGCTGGCAGACCAACTGGACTAACACCAGCTATTTTGGAAGAGCTAGCTAGTTTGAGACCATTCAACAGCCAATACATCAGCTTTCCAGACATCACTCTGTTCTTGGACAAGTACGCATCTTATGCCAATAGTGGCGAAGTCAATAGAGTTGTAGATGCCATCAAGACCGACATGAATAACTTCAAGATGTTTTTGATGGTTCCAGCTGACACTTTCCAAATGTACAACCTGACTACGGGACAATTCAAGGATCTGTTTAGGAACCCAGCAAATGCTCAGTTAGGCGCCAACGCTCTTTATGACATCATTCGATACGCTGGGTCTCTGTATCAACAAATGCTATCCAATTTGCAGACAGCAGGACGAGAGCATTTGGATGCCGGCTCATTTAGAGCCATGCAGCAACAAGTTACGCCGGGAGGCCCCCAACTGACCAATCTAACCTCGCTCAACGACCTCAGATCTTTGCTTCAACAAGGAACGGTTGGGCGATGATCAAAGGGGAAGTCCAGTCTTACATGGATACCCTGCTGGTGGAAACGCTGCTGGCAGAGCCCAAACTGTATAAGAAGGCTGATTTGTCATCTTCTGTGGGGCAGTATTTTTCTTCCAAGATTGACAAAGAAAATCCAGTTAGCAGCATATTCGATGAGTTTATAGCACCTGGCCTGATGGTGAAGCTGTTTGGATGGAAGTGGGGTCTTCTCATGGGACTTCTCACCACGGTGTTCCATATCGATGTAGCTGGATTACTCAAATCTCTTGTGGATAAGGTAAGGGAAGCGGTTGGAGATGGCAAGAAGCCTATCACCCAGGCCCAACTTGACTCCGCAGTTCAGGACGCAGCCCAAGAACATTCCAAAGTTGCTCCGGGTGAAGCGGCTGACGGTTATCGTGCATTGCAACAAAGACAAACGTCCCATGCTGATGATGGTAGAGTGTATTCCTCTCTGGAATTGTTGCATGAAGCCAAGATGACCAAGTTGGCCATGATTGCTTACGAGCACGAAAACATGAGACTGATGAAAGAACCAATCGAAAAGAGAGCCGATTTCTTCAGCAATTTCGGCGCCAACAAGGCCCAAAAAACCAGTTTGTTGGCCCGCATTTTTGGATGGGTTATCAGAGTTGGTTTGATATCGGCTGGCCTCATGGTAGCAGGTGATGTTATCAACTTGGGTTTGGGTCGTCCTAGCTCACTATCCGGCACTTACCAGCACGGTAAGGACGAACCAACCGCACCACCAGCCCCAACTTCTACGCAGACCAAGTTCAAGCTCAAGGGAGACGCCCCGCTGCAATCAACCTGGCCGCTGATCAATACTCCTGACAACGTAGAAAACATGCTGATTGGTTTCACCAAGGACGTGTATGATGGGCTAGAAGGCAAAGAGAGCCTCATTCAGAGTTCAGCCGGTTTCCAGAATGTTGCAGAAAAGATCAACTGGTATAACGCGCATAACCCAGGATCTGCTGTCATTTTTTTGCCAAAAGTTTTCACCACCAAAAAGCAGTTAGTGGACACCTTCATTGACAGTGTAGCGGCCAACGCTCCCTGATGCATATCTCCGTATAATGGAACGACCATGAGAAAAAGCGAATTACTGGACAGTTTTGTCAAGATAGCCACGGATAAGGGACTTCTCTCTGAGAAGCCTGCTAAGCCAGTCAAGCCTGAAACGCCTCAAAGAAGCGATGTTTTTGAGCGCTTTGCTGAGATCATGAAAGAGGCCTACCCTGACCATGCAGAGCATGATGAGAAGATGGGAAAGGTTCGTTGGGACTCTCTGTCTATCGACCAGATTGGCAAGCTTTACAACGTGAAGCAGCAGCTTCCTGATGACATGAAGTATGAACACAACATCATGGAAGATGCACATCCAGATAGTTTGGTCATTTCGCCAGCCCACGATAAGCTAAACGGTCTGATCGAAAACAATATTGAGGGACAGAACATTCGTATTCGTACTGTCATCAGGATGTCTCCTGGTCAATTGACGCATCACAAATATGCCAAGAAGAATTTGATGTTGTCCTTGGTTAGCCTGGCTAACAAGCTGGACAACGAAGATCAACAAGAATTGTGCAAACTGGCTGACACTTGTTTGGTGCAAGTGGGCGCCCCTCTACAAAAGACGGCAGTATGGGGCATTGTTATCGGCCTTGCTGGTGCAGCTCTGGCAGCTCTTTATGCCAAGCAACATCTGCGCATGCATAGCGACGGCTTCGCCAAGGACTACGAAAAGGCTTCCAGTGAGATCGATGATCTGCTCAACTCTAACACCAATTTTGGCGTAGGATACGCCTATACTCCTGAGTTTATTCAGACGGTCAATCACTTGAAAACAGTTTTGGCCGAGCTAAATACCGAAGTGCAAAAGATAATTCCCGTACTGGACAAGCTGGAAACGCCTCACACCAAGCCTGAACTAGAGCAAATGCTGCAACAGCCAGATGTGCAAGAGGTGCCTCGTCTTTTGGATGAATACCATCAAGAGATTAGCAAGGTTCGCCCTTTCCTACAAACTGTCATTTCCAGCTTTAGCAATGAGGGCTACAAGCAACGCTCTATTGCTGACAAAGGCGCGCTATCATCTTTGGTAGATGCTACTGAGTTTTTACACGGAGGTAAAGGTTTAGTGGCTGATGATTTTGATGATGTGGTGCATGCACTACAAACATTGATGGTTGACGTCAATAACATCGACAAAACTCTGCGTACTTACAAGGATAGTAAGCAAGTAATCACTCAACAATTGACCGACGCAGCGGCAGAAGACACCAAAATGACGACTGAGCAGCCAACAGCTACTCCTACTGAAACGGCCGCTGAGCCAGCTGCTGGAAGCGCAGAAGAGGGTATTGGAGAACTGGCCAAAGGCCTCATCTAATACGCCTGATTTTTTTTGATTGCCATATGGCAATAATGAAGTATCGTGTTATCGTAAGTGTAAGGTGTAAGTCTCCCGAGCCCATAGGGCCGGAATAAACAGGAAACAACAATGTCTCTCAAACTTCTACAACCAGGCATTCAGCCACTCGGCCAGTTCGCTGGTCTGAACAGCGATACGCTCACCATGAAGGGTGGCGAAATCGTTAGCTTTGCATCCGTAACTACCTCTGGACAGCCAGGCGTTACACAATCCGGCACCAACCAAGGCCCTTACGATACGTTTGATGGTTACATCAACGTCTCCGGTACCTTCAAGGCACCAGCCGTTAGCCGTCTATGGAACGGTACTACTACCCTGTATATCGACCCACTCGGTAGCGGTCGTGGATCCCGTCCAATCATGCTTTCTGATGAAGGTATTATTGGATACGGTACTTTGTTCGGCACAGTCGTTGGTGGAACCGTAGGTCAACAGTCCAACGGACCTCTCCCAACCCAGATCACTGGCGCCATCCTAGGCCCACACACTGCAACCGGCTCTGGCAAGGTAACTTGCTGGGATAAGCCAGGTCTCTACGCTGTGTCCTTGGACGCAACCGATGGTTACTTGCAGCCAACCAACACGGGTCTCTTCGTCAGCAACCCACTGACCTTCACCAGCTTGGGTCTTTTGACTCCAATCTCTTCTCCGACCTCTATCCCCAACGGCCCAGTCGTTGCTCACTTGGTAGAGTTCAACACCAACCAATCCTTGGTTACCACGCCTAACTACTTGGTGGCAGCTCTAAACAGCCCATCCGGTAACGTCAGCTCCGTTCAGCCAAGAGCCTTTGCGTTCGCAACCATTTACTTCGCACCACCACTCGGTAACAACGAACTGATCTAATAGTCAGTCGGTGCAGCAAGTTCCAAAAGAGCCTGGTTTTTACCAGGCTCTTTTTTTTGCCCATTCTGGTAATAAGCCCACATACCAATATCGCATGACTCAATCATGCGGCCGATATCATATCGGCAAAACCTTCTTTCAATTGTGGAGAACACATGAACATGTTTGACAGCAAAGGGCAAATGAATGCCTCCTCCCTGAAGGATCTCGTACAGGGCCTCGCCAAGTACGCAGCCATTCTTGAGGAAAACCTTCCAGCAAACCAAGGACTAGCAGGCCAACCAGCTTTGTCCGATGAGAAGCGTGACGATCTTATTTCTCGCGCCATCATGACCCAAGACGGCAAGATTGCTCTAGCTCAGGCTATGGCAAACCCAATCCGTAGAAACCTCGACTATCATGGAATTGCCCGTAGGGCCCTAGTAGTTGACCCACTTCCACAAGGTGCAATGCCAACCTACGATAGAGATATCGATGTTGCCGCCGTTGTCATCTCCTCCAACGGTACGGGTCCAGAGTCTCGTATCTTCGGTGACCGTGTGGTTGTCCCAGAGTTCGAAGTTTACGCCAACCCAACGGTACGTATCGCTGACGTCAAGCGCCGTAGGTTCAACGTAATCGACAGAGCTGTGCAGAAGGCTCGTCAAGAAATCATGGCTCAAGAAGATGCAAACATCTTCGCAGCCTTGGACGCAGCTGCTTCTGTTGAAAACACCCTGACTGACATTGCTGACGCTGGTCTGCTCAAGAGAGACCTCGTTGAAATGAAGCAGCAAGTTGATCGTTGGGACTTGGTGACCACCAAGTTCTTCATGAACATCAACGAGTTCACCGATATCCTCAAGTGGGGTTCAGGTGGTGGACAAGGTGTAGGTGGCGGTGATTTCGATCCAGTTACCATGCGTGAAGTTCTACAAACCGGTCTGTACGCTCACATTTGGGGTACCGACATCATGGTCAGCAAGATTGTTCCACCAGGAACCATCTACGCAGTAGCCGACCCAGAGTTCGTAGGTGTTATGCCAATCCGTCAAGACATCGAAGTTCTACCAGCAGACGAGCCAAAGCAATTGAAGCTCGGTTGGGTAGTCTCCGAAATCATCGGTCTCGCTATCGTCAACCCACGTGGTTGCGCAGCAGCTCGTAAGTCTGTCGTAATCGGCGCCTAATCAGCCTGATAATTGACTGATAGTCAAAGAATACTGAAAAGGACATTGAGCAATCAATGTCCTTTTCTTTTGTACCACGCACTAATTTAGTATATTAGCAGCGCCATGCCAGACAGTGAGACATTTTTCCAAAAACTAACGTCCATTAACTTTACGGTTAAGAATAATTCTCCCAACCGAAAAATCAAAGTATTTAACTATCCCATTTATCCTGGCCAAACTAGAGATTTGTTGGCTATTCCAGAAATCTCTGAGGCCGACATTCGACATTCACTGATCAAAGGAGAACTAGCCAATTTTATTCGTAATGGCACGATTTCTATTGTCTCTACCAGTATTGATCTTAACCAGTTTGACTCGGAACAACAATCGTTCATCAATAATGCTGGCGGCATCGAAGGGGTTTCATCTTTATTTGGTGAGATAAGTCTGCAGGACGTCTCAGGTACCCAAACACTTACAACACAAAACACATTTTACGTAATAAACCAATGGACTACAAATCAAAATACTCAAGGCGTCACACCTAGCTTTAGTAACGGAACTTTGACTATAGGATATCCTGGTTGGTATTTGACGACTTTCAATTGTAGCATGCAATCGGCTAATAATCTAAATTTTAAAGCCGCTTTATTTGTTAATGGAACCATCCATGAAAATGGTAAATCTCAATTTTCTACAAGCGGTATTACGGGTACACCAACAATTAACGTTACCATTAGCGATGTAAATCAATATAATGCTGGTGATGTATTGGATATTCGAGTCACCTGCACATCCGCAAGTGTCGTTCAATTTGTGGTGCTACAAGCAAATTTCTTTGTTGTTAGCATGTAACGAGGGATATTCATTTTTCAGCATATAGCTATGGATCCCAAGAAACTTCGCAAACGCTACATGCAAATCGTGCCTCATCTCAATAAGGCTATGCAGCACGTGCATGAACAATTGGCCGACTTACCTCCTGGCGAGTTCCAACTGGAAACCAATCACAAGCCGTATTCTAGTGTCAAGCGCAAAATGCTAGACCGAAAGGAAAAGGATCCCCTGGCATTATCCGATTTGGTGAGAGGCCGCATTTTCTTTTCCGACCAGTTTCAGGTTGAGGAGGTTTTGGATATCCTAGAAAAGCTGTTGGGCCCCTATATCGACAAGGAAGAGAAGAAGTCGGAGACCAATTGGGGGTTGGAATATCATGGCATCACGCACATCGATCTCAATATCAATGGGGTCAATTTCGAGCTGCAAATCATGCCCATGGAGTTCAAGCCATACAAGGAGTTCCTCCACCAGATCTATGAAAAGTTCCGCAATACCAAAACCCGCGATAAACTGACCGACCGGCAGAAGGAACTGCTGCGCAAAATCCATAACAAGCTGTACAAGGCCCTGGACGATAAATCCAAGGAGAACCGCAAGGCCTCCCAGAAGGAATAAACACCCCATTCTTGGCTCCAGGATACCCTATAAATTGACTTTGGTCTGTCTTGGCGCCTCTTCCTCATAGGATGTTGCTGGAAGCCCTACGTCATCCACGAATAAAATGGCATGTCCTTGAACATTGAAGGGGTTTCATGAGCGTTTTACAGGCTTCCGAGATATACAACTTGATTTCACGAGGATCTGCACAGGTTGGATCCCGAAAACAAGCCCGTGAATTGCGCCAAGCAGCTTTGGAGACCATTTCTTCGGGACAAGGATTTACCAAAGTCGCTTTCGACACACGCCGTATTGATCAGGAGACTGAATACAATCCACGTAGAGGTCTACAAAACTATAGCCGTAGCGAAGCATTCATTTCAGAAGGTTTGGCTCAGAGGGTCAAAAACTTCGCCAAGCTGCGTAACGTACTCAATGGCCTCAAGCAAGTTTATGGTAAGGAACATGAGTGGCAAGACAGCAACGCTCGTGTATTATTGACGGCCATTGATAAAGGACTGCGCACCGGTATTGATGACGAGGATTTTGCCGTCAACCAGCCAGGAGTGGGAAGCTTTGATTACTTGGAAGAGTTGCTCAACGTCAGATATCGACTTGGATATGACGAACTGACACGTCTAGGTGAAACAGACTTGAAAAACGTCATCCTGTCAAAAGATGAAGATTTGACTCGCAAGGACGTTAGACAAGCTCTTGAAATCACCAAAACAGACGTAGCCAAACAAGGATATGATGCTCTGATGGAAAAGTTGTTTGACGGGTGTCGTGCCAGTGCCGATCAACCAGATGTGGAGCGTACGGTAACCATCACCATACGAGATCGTTTCCACAAACAAGGAGGCTAAATCATGGGTATGGATGATTTTGCACCCGGCCGAAATGAATGTGGTCAATTCATAGTAAGAAACATTTCGCCTCAGAACAAAACCATTATGATTTTCAACTATCCCATCAATATGGGCTGCACTAGGGATCTGCTCCAAATTCCTGGGGTCTCCGAGGGGGATATCAAGTCTGCTCTAATGAAGGGACAGATACGAAACAAGTTCAAGGTTGGGGATATCGAGTTAGTTTTCAGCAACATTGATCTTTTGCAGTTCAATGACTGTGGTATTCAATATCTAGATGGCTTTGGTTTCACCACGGGCGTCTTAGTTGCATACGAGCAGTTGGCAGTTTTGGAACAACAAGACGTGCAGCTGGTTGGCACAGTTGATGGTTTCAATAACGTCTTCACCATTCCATCTGGGACATGGATACAGTCCCCACCATACAAAATCATTGTGTATCTCAACGGAGTCAAGCAAGTGCTCAATGATGACTACATGATTGCCGAAAGCAATGGACCTGGCACAGGTTACGATACTGTTATTTTCACTGTTCCACCCGAGCCCACCCCACTTCCACCTGACATTGTGACGGCAGACTATTACATATCTAACACCTAAGGTTCTATAATGAGCAAAGTCAATGTAGATCAGATAAAAGGGTTAGCGACAGGCGGCGGTGGCGGAGGAGCTATTGGTTCTGGCATTTACATTCTGAATGCCGGATACACACTTGGCACATTTCAATCCATCAATTTCCATGGAAACGTAACCGGCTCTGCTACTGGAGTTGTTGCTGATATTTTCATTCCAACAGCTGGACCACAGGGATCGCCTGGTGTGACCGGCGTGCCAGGCCCAACGGGTCCGGCTGGTGCTACTGGTCCTCAAGGAAGTCCAGGAGTAACGGGACCACAAGGTATTCAAGGAAGCCCAGGAGTAACTGGTGCTACAGGACCACAGGGATCGCCTGGTGTTACAGGCCCCCCAGGTGTAGGAATAAATGCCTATTCGGAGTCATACGGATTTACTCAGCCTGCTGTTGGTGCTGCCATTGCTATTCAAGTACCATCTGGATACTGGATACAACCTGGACAGATTGTCTACATCGCCTCTGGAGGTTACTACCAAATTGCTTCTGGAAGTGTGCCAACATTTTCTCTCCAAAATCTTGGTTATTCTGGAATCAACCTCCCTGTGGGATCAACCGTTGCTACTGGTTTCGTTTCTCCAGCTGGCATTGCAGGATACACGGGAGTTACTGGCGCACAAGGCGTACAAGGATCTCCCGGTGTAACTGGGGCAACTGGTCCGCAAGGAAGTCCAGGAGTAACTGGGGCACAAGGAATACAGGGATCACCAGGAGTAACTGGCGCCACTGGACCACAAGGTTCACCTGGTGTTACAGGGCCTCCAGGCGAAGGCCTCAATGCATTTTCAGAGTCGTATGGTTTTACACAACCGGCTGTTGGAGCAGCAATCGCCATTCAGATCCCAAGTGGCTATTGGATGCTACCTGGTCAAGTAGTCTATATTGCTAGCGGAGGCTACTACCAAGTTGCATCAGGCGCTGTACCAACTTTTAGTTTGCAAAATCTCGGATACTCTGGAGCTAACATTCCAGTAGGTAGCACCGTTGCAACAGGATATATTTCTCCTGCTGGTATCGCAGGCTATACAGGAGTAACGGGTGCCCAAGGTATACAGGGCTCGCCGGGAGTTACAGGCGCTACAGGACCACAGGGATCACCTGGTGTTACGGGCGCTACAGGTCCGCAAGGATCTCCTGGTGTAACTGGCGCCACTGGTCCGCAGGGATCACCAGGAGTTACAGGTGTTACTGGGGCGCCTGGCATCAATGCCTACTCAGAGTCGTACGGATTTACACAGCCTGCTGTAGGTGCAGCACTAGCCGTGCAAGTTCCGTCTGGAAACTGGCTGCAACCAGGCCAGATTGTTTACATCGCTTCTGGCGGATATTACCAGGTTGCTTCTGGTAGTGTTCCGACATTTTCTCTGCAAAACTTAGGCTACTCTGGAGTCAATCTTCCAGTAGGTAGCACCGTTGCAACAGGATATATTTCTCCTGCTGGTATCGCAGGCTATACAGGAGTAACGGGTGCCCAAGGTATACAGGGCTCGCCGGGAGTTACAGGCGCTACAGGTCCGCAAGGATCTCCTGGTGTCACAGGTGTCACGGGAGCACCTGGAATAAATGCCTACTCAGAGTCGTATGGATTTACGCAACCAGCTGTGGGCGCCGCCATTGCTATCCAAGTACCTTCTGGCCAATGGATGCAACCAGGTCAACACGTATTCATTGGAAGTGGTGGTTACTATCAAGTAGCTTCTGGAAGTGTTCCAACTTTCAGTTTGCAGAACTTGGGTTTTTCTGGTTCTAATATTCCAGTTGGATCTACGGTAGCTACTGGTTTTGTTTCTCCAGCAGGTTATCCTGGTGTGACAGGCG